GTCCACACTTTGCAGATGCCTCACAATGGGCATCGCTGTTTGTGAACTTTGGCTCTTGTCAGATAGGCGATGATGATGCGCAAGGTAGGGCCTACCTGCGTACCAATAGCGAGGAAAGTACATATGGTGCTATCTAATGGCGAATAAGAACGGACGCAAAGGTTCTCAGTTTGAGACAGATGTTATGAAGTGGCTTCGCAAAGCTGGAGTTATTGCAGAACGTTTGACTAAAGCTGGGGCAAAGGATGAAGGTGATATGGTTGTTATCATATCTGGAGAAACCTATATCCTAGAACTCAAGAACAGGCAGACCCTTTCCCTGCCACAGTTCTGGAGAGAAGCACAGGTTGAGGCGCTTAACTATGCAAAGGCAAGAGGTCTTGGGGAAGTCCCTCTGTCTTACGTTGTAGTTAAGCGTCGCAACGCTTCAATAGATCAAGCCTGGGTCATCCAGGATTTAACTCAATGGCTAAAGGAGAAACAGTAATGCCAGTACCAGAAGGAAACATCACAACATCAGAGATTCTAGTACCAAAAGAACCAGTTAACGTATTTGCAGAGATCAACAATGCAGAACTTGCAACATACGATGCAGCTATGGCTGATGCTTTAGAGAAGGCAAAGAATGATCTGCCAGAACTGTCATAAAGGCGGAGAAGAGAACACGCTTGCTCACTACAAACGTTCAGCTCAATGGCACGATAAGTGTGATAATAAGGGGTGTGTATGCCAGCACAAGACTGGTCCAGGGTACATAAAGCGAGCAAACGAAAGCACTCCGTTGATGCAACTTCAATCCCCATAGGAACTATTGTTTCTTATTACGGTGGAGAAGTAAGAGAAGGTAAGTCAGCAGCAGTTCGTTGCTGTATACATACAGACAGCAGACGTAGTGCTGTAATGAATACGTATGACAACCTGTACTTCTGCCATACCTGCGGTAAGGGTGGTAGTTCAGTAGATGTTGTTATGCACATAGAGAACTTGGAGTTTAAGGATGCCCTCAATCGTGCAATCGAAATCATTGACGGAAGCGGCCAAACATTACAGCCGAAACATAAGCGCAGAGGCTCTAGGATATCTAGAAGAACGTGGGATATCTGATGTAGTTGCTAGCCAGTACTCGTTAGGTTCGGTAGTAGATCCTATCAATGGTCACGAGATGCACCAAGGCTGGTTGTCTATACCTTATATGACAGCTAATGGTATCTGCGTGGGCTATAAGTTCCGTAGATTAGATGATGGCAAACCCAAGTATGGATCACCTACTGGGCAGAAGGCACACCTGTATAACGTTAGCGATATAACTATTGACTCTTCATACATTGCAGTATGTGAAGGTGAGTTAGATGCGCTGGTTTTATCTGGTCTTGTTGGCATACCAGCAGTAGGTGTACCTGGGGTACAGGCTTGGAAGCCACACTTTGTCAAGCTCTTTACTGGTTACGACACAGTATTTGTTATCGGTGATAATGATATTAAAGAAGATGGCACCAATCCTGGCGCTGAGTTTGCCAAGCGTGTCGCGCAAGAAGTTTCTAACAGCACAATAGTAACATTACCCCCATCAATGGACATCAATGACTTCTATCTGACCAAAGGTTTAGATGCAACGAAGGCTTTGCTACTAGGACAGAAGGATGAGTAGAGACGAATGGCTACAGATGGTACAGATTTTGCAGCATATGGGCTTCCAGATCCTAGAGATCAATATGGAAACCGAGACTATCCTCTTGCGTCCGATGCCGACAAGGTAAATGCAGCGTTTATTGCAGATGTCTGGCGCATTATGGATCAAGCAGGCAATCTACTGGTACGCAAGCATCACGACTACGGCCCAAAGAACATTGCTCATTCACCAGGCGGACCACTTAATGGTCTGCGTGTACGTATGTGGGACAAGATAGCTCGCATCAATAACTTACTAGACTCTGGCGTTAAGCCAAGTAACGAGTCCTTGCGTGATTCATTCTTAGATCTATTGAACTACTCAGCTATTGCAATGATGGTCTTAGATGGCGTGTGGCCAGAGGTAGAAGAGACTGAACGTGGGTGAACTGCATAAGTCTATCTATGACATAGCACCTAGCGTTGCTAGTGCAGTAGCTCGTAGGTTTCGTGGCTATGTAGAGCGAGATGATGTGTTACAAGAGTGCCTTGCTTGGGCGCTCACACGTGGCACACAATTCAATGATGCTCTCAATGAACCCAACCCAGTCCAACGTGTTATCAATGAGAAGCGTATTGCGTGGCAGATGAAGCGTACTGCAGAACGCTATGCTCGTAAAGAGAAGGCGGCCAAGTCTGGCTATCGCACAGGTGATGAAGCCTTCTACGATACAGCTATGATCGCACAAGTCTTGCCTCACGTTATCGCATCCATTGTAGATGACACGGTACTAGAGCAGGCTCAGAACCTTATCAATGATGGCTCACCTAAGAAGCCTAGCGTTCCAGCAGAAGGTGGCAACCTGCTTGCTACCTTGATTGATGTGAAGCGTTCATACTTAAAACTTGAAGTAGAAGATCAAACCATACTTCGTATGCGCTATCACGAAGGACTTACCTTGCAACAGGTGGCAGGCTTACTAGAGTGTGCAGTATCTACCGCAGATCGTAGATGTACCAGCGCATTACGCAAGGTGCAGAACGGCTTGGGTGGTGACAACCCGTGGCAATGAAAGAGATTGATCTATTCTTGTTCTTACTAGATACCAAGTACCCAGACTTACAGAAGTCAGAGGGCATCTATGACTCATTCGATTGCATCAGTCGTGACTCGGCTGCATACATAGAGCTGAAGTGTCGCAACACTCACTATCCCACGCTACTGATTGAAGAGATGAAGTATCGTAAGCTGATAACGCAGGCAGCAGAACGAGATCTTACCCCGTTCTACATTAACTCGACCCCAGAAGGGGTCTTTTCTTTTGACCTGATGGAAGTGCCAGAGCCTGAATGGTTTAGTCATTGGATGCCAGCGACAACTGAGTTCTCACGTTCTAATAAAGTCAGTAAGTTAGTAGGTTATCTACCAATCGAAGAGGCGGTAAAGCTCTGATGCAGTACGACTATCGTTGCCCTGATTGCAATGGGGAAATAACTATTGAGCGCAGTATCCACGAGGATCCACGTGAACCATCCTGCTTTGATTGCCACGTGACTATGATCCGTAAGTGGGATACACCTGCTATTACCTTCAAGGGTAAAGGCTTTTATTCTACCGACAAGTAGAAACCCCACCAGTTCCCGTTACTGATGGGGTTTTATTGTACTGAGGAAAGGGTTAGGAAACCTCAGCCACATCTACTATGTTTTGTATGATCCACTCTACCACAGGTACTGCAACTGCATTACCTATCTGTCGGTATCTTGTTGAGTCAGCAACTCCTTGTGTCCAATCATCAGGAAAACCCTGCAATCTTTCACACTCTATTGGGGTAAGTCTACGTACTGGTACTTGATCCTTAATAACATAAGGAACTCGTGCGCCACCTGTTCCCCAGTAGGTAGCAACTGTTGGAGAATACTTATCATACAAGCGAGTATCATCTACTCGTGTAGCCTCAAAGATTAGAACAGTAGCTCTTACCTCTGCGGTGTTATCAAAAGCGTTCAACGTTGGACACACTCCGCCCTCAACCCAGGTCTCGTGATCTTCATTCGTCTGTGCTCTCCGCCCCTTGACGTACCACATTCTCAAACACTTCCTGTAACGGATCGGGCAATCGTTTCCCGTTCCGATTGGAACGTTGGAGTACTCCCTCTGCGGCCTTGACTGTTAAATAGTATTTCTGCTGGACTGGTTGAGTTTGCACCACGTCTGCCAACGATGAAGACACGCTTCCTTCGCTGGGGTACTCCGAAGTATTGAGCATCAAGCACCCGCCAGCCGAGAGAATACCCGAGGTCGGCCATCGTCCCGATGACGACTCCAAAATCTTTTCCGTTGTTACTAGATAGCAAACCAGGGACGTTTTCGATGATGAAGTATTCTGTTTGCGTTTCTTCCACAAGTCTTGCAATCTCCCAGAATAACCCGCTTCGTTGGCCAACAAGACCAGCCCTTTTGCCAGCAACGCTGAGGTCTTGGCAGGGAAATCCTCCTGTAATAATTCCTGTGCTTGGTGTAAATCCTGCATTGATTAGATCCTCTCCCTTTACTGTG